TCTGGTATGCGCGGGGCTATGAAAGAACTCAAGTTCTTGGCACGTGATACCAATGCTGCAGTTCTAGTGCTACACCATACGAGTGAGGCGTTTAAGTCTGAGCCGACACCACCACGTGCTGCACTACAGGGCAAGGTGGCACAGTTACCTGCACTCATTCTTACCGTTGGACAACAGGCTGGATTGATGGCCGTGTCATCTGTTAAGAACCGTTATGGCAAGGCTGACCCATCTGGCTCACAGCCAGTATGGCTACAGTTCAATCCTGAGTACATGTACTTGGCTGACCTAGAGGAGACACGATGATTGAGTGGCTCATAATAATTGGATTAAGTGGACTTCTTTGGTTCTTGTTAAAGGTGAATGGAGATAAGTAATGGAAATGGCTATGGGCTTTGCACTTATCTTTTTGATTGCAATCTTTCTTACCGTAGATGCTGGGAGGTAGCATGACTCACGAAATAAGAGACATGGAGACACATCTACGTAACACTTGGCAGTGGGACTCATGGGGCTTCACTTCGGAGTGGGACAACTGCACATTGTCTGACATGGATGGATTCGCACCATTCTTCTCTGAGCGCAGGGGCAAGTTCCTTGTGGTTGAGATGAAACACTGGAACGGCACAGGTGACTGTCCTGCAATCAATTACTACTCAGGTCAGATACGTGCCTTACTGGCACTGTCAGAGCAAGAGAACTTTACAGTTGTCATTGGCTTTGGTGATACTTCGACACGCGAAGTGTATGAATACAAGGTGTTTGACAAGGGTGGGGTAACTGCAGGAGAATATCCTTTTAAGGACTTCTTGACTAACTGGTACAAGACAGTTAATAAGGTTGTGTATAAGTGAGTAAGTCAAAGCAAAAAGGTACATCAGCAGAAACTGCTGTAGTTAATTGGTTACAGAGCAAAGGACGTAAGCATGTGGAACGAAGAGCCTTGGCTGGCCTTCTGGACCGCGGGGATATTGCTGGTATACCTGGCGTTGTTATGGAAGTAAAGAACCATAAGGAGATTAAACTCTCTTCGTGGCTCAAGGAACTAGAGGTGGAAATGAAAAATGACAAGGCAGACACGGGTGTTGTAATACATAAGAAAACTGGAACGTTAGATGTTGGAAACTGGTACGCAACAATGCCAGTAAGCATCTGGTTTAAGTTACTGGAGGAAGCAGGTTACTGATGGACAAGCATAGTATTGCAACCGTATTAGAACATTATGGATGCAAGACTATACCTGAGCGTAGCGGATGGCAGAAAATTAAATGCCCATTCCACGACGATGGACATGCGTCAGCAACCGTAAATATAGAAGCCCAAGCATTCAATTGCTTTGGGTGTGGAGTAAAAGGCGACACGTACAGTGTCATAATGCAACAGGAAGGAGTTGATTTTCGTGAGGCTTACACACTCGCAGAGGGAATTACTGGAGAAAGCGGTAACACACTATCAAGGGTCAATACATCTCGCAGAGGAGTATCTAGCGGGTCGGGGATTATCGCTAAACGACGCGGCTACAGTCCGCCTAGGTCTCGTAGAGGAGCCGCTAACAGGGCATGAACAGTTCCGTGGGCGACTAGCAATTCCTTACATTACCCCTAGTGGTGTTGTGGACATTCGCTTCCGAGCAATCGGACCACAAGAACCTAAGTACATGGGCATGCCTGGTGTACAGACAAGGCTATACAACGTTAACGCTCTGCTAACTGCAGAGGGTTACATAGCAGTAACAGAAGGAGAAATAGATGCAATCACGCTCAACTACAAATGTGGTATCCCGGCAATTGGCGTTCCTGGGGCTAACTCGTGGAAGAGGCACTACTCAAGGCTACTCCAGGACTTCGAGACTGTTTTTATCTTTGCTGACGGTGACCAGCCTGGTTCGGATTTTGCGAAGAAAATTGCGCAAGAAGTTCAAGGCGTAACAATTGTAAACATGCCAGAGGGGCATGACGTTAATTCAATGTATCTACAGGCTGGGTCAAACTGGTTTGCTGATAAGGTGAAGGGATAGAAATGGGGAAGTACAAGGATGAGTGGTTCGACGAATTCTACGGGGAGTACCCAGAATACGACAAACCACGCTGGCATACAGACGGAGACGTTGACGACAGCGGTGAAATTGCTTTCAGGGATTGGAATGAAGCCACACTCAATGACATGGTTGCAGGATGGGACCCTTCAGATTTCGATTCTGATACCCCCACCAAGAGAGTAAAGACATCTGCTCTTACATTCGACATCTATGACATTCAGGATGAACTGTTACTTCTGCTTCTTCAGAAGCACGAAGACTACGGTCCTAAGAACATCAGTAATGCGCCAGGTGGACCGCTTAACGGTCTGAATGTACGCATGTACGACAAGTTAGCAAGGCTAGATAATCTTATTAGCAATAAGAAAGACCCTAAGAACGAGTCATTACGAGACACTTTCTTAGACCTAGCAAACTACGCAATAATCGGATTGCTAGTCTTAGATGGGAAATGGGACAAGAAATGAAAACAATTGTAGTGATATCAGACATGCAAGTGCCTTATCATGACCCTCGCGCAGTAAAGGCTGTTATGAACTTCGTAGCAGACTACCAACCAGATGAGTTGTTCTGTGTGGGAGATGAGGCAGACAGCCCAGAACCATCTCGTTGGAACAAAGGCATGGCTGGTGAGTTCGAAGGAACCCTACAAAAGGGATTAGATAAAACCACTAACATTATGGTTGGCTTCAAGGAAGCCCTAGGTGACAAGCCATTTCATACAATGAGGAGTAATCATGGGGATAGAGTCCAAAATTATGTCTCAAAATACGCACCAGCACTCGCGTCTTTACGAGACCTTGAATACAGTAAACTACTTCGGTATAATGAGAATGAAATTACTTATCACAATAAGTTTTATTCCTTTGCGCCAGGGTGGGTACTGGCACATGGTGACGAAGGTAGAGCCAACAAGCAACCTGGTGGCACTGCTCTTACCCTTGCTAAACAAATTGGGGCTTCAGTTATATGTGGACATACTCACAAACAGGGAATTCAACATGAGCACACAGGATTCGGTGGAAACATTAAACATCGACTCTATGGAGTTGAAGTTGGCCATCTCATGGACTTGGGGCAAGCGCACTATCTCGGACAGACTGGTGCTAACTGGCAACAAGGGTTCACTATTCTCTACCAGCGTAGGGGCAACGTGACACCTGTTAACGTGCCAATCAATGGTCGTTCATTCGTTGTCGAGGGAGAGGTTTATGAGTTCTAATGCACACTTCCGATTCGACGAGCAGGCGGTCCAAGATTTTGAACCAATGGTACGTCAAGTATCCTCGGAGTATAGTAAAAAATATAGAATGGTTAACAAGGAAGACATAGCGCAGGAACTATGGATGTGGTTCGCTACACATCAGCGCAAGATGTCTGAATGGTTAAATGAGGAAGAAAAAGACAGAACTAAGTTAGTAGCAAAGTCTTTGAGAAATGCTGCTTATGACTTCTGTCTTAAAGAGAAAGCACAGGCTGAGGGCTACAACCCTGATGATGTGTTCTTCTATAAGAAAGAGTTTATTAAGATGATGCTACCAGCAGTCATTGCTGACGACTGGGCACGCATCGAGAACTCTCTAAGTCTTGGTGGTAAAGCACCTAAGGCTGTTGCTGAGTCCAATGACTGGATGGCTTATAGTGCAGACATTAAGTTTGCGTTATCCAAGTTAGATGAAAAGGACCGGACACTTGTAGAGGAGTTCTACGGACACGACATGGATGGTACTACGCTTCATGAGCAAATCCTTCCAGAGAAGTCCACGGCTAGAGCCGCTATGATGCAGGCTAACCGAGCACTAAACAAGATGGTTAGAAACCTTGGAGGTTTTGCACCATTTAAGGAAGAAAAGGATGAGGATGAAGGACTTCTACAAGAGCCACCTGATTCACTCGTCTAAGGATGCCACTTGGAAAACTCCAAGATGGCTATTCGATGAACTAAATCTAGAGTTTAATTTCGGTCTAGATGGTGCTGCAACACAAGAAAGTACATTAGTTCCTGATAACTGGTATGGTCCTGACCATCCAGACGAGGGAAGAAGAGATGGATTGTCCAGGGATTGGTCAAGCGACACCAGTAAAATGGTATGGCTAAATCCTCCGTACGGTACTGGAGTAACCCAAGCGTGGTTACAAAAGGCAACCGTAGAGGCGAGCAAAGGTATTGAGACTATGGTCTTGATTCCATCCAGAACAGGAACCCTATGGTTTCATGACCTTTGCTTTCCTCACAGGATTCGCTTCATCAAGCGAAGACTAAAATTTAATGATGGTAATAAGCCAGCACCGTTCGATTCGGCGTTGGTGTGGATTAAAGGTCAACCAGACCCAGGTTATTTCTAGGAGGAAATATGACATACACAACTAAAAGAGCACTAAAGAAGCACGTAGAATCACTAGAGACTGCACTAAGTCAGGCAACTGCACTTCTTGCAGAAATCATTTTCGCAAACGAGATGGATGAATTTGATGCCTCGCTAAAGAAAAAGCCAGCCAAGAAAACAGTTGCCAAGAAGACTGCTGCAAAGAAAGTGGCTAAGAAAGCATCCACTAAGAAGTGATTTGCGGTGAGTGTCGCAGAGCAGGAGACGCATCTAGGTTATCCTCAGAGCGTTCGTTAGCACACATGTTCCGAAGGGAACTGTGGTATAAGGCTAAGACCCTACATGCTATGTGTAAGGTAGTTGGTTGCTACTGTCAACACATGGTGAAAGCAATAGATTAAAAACAAAAAAGACCCCCCTTGGATTTCTCCTTGGGGGGTTCTTTTGTTACATAGGGTAAGTGTTATACAGACTGTCTACGTACTGACCGTCCTTCTTATTTTTTTCTTCTATCTGTTTCTTAATTTGGTCAAGTTGAGGATTCGTTCCTGGAATTCTAGGAAGTGTCTTAATAGGGTCACCTGGCCGAACTGGCTTACCTGGCTTAATAGGCTTACCTGGTTTACCTGGCTTTGGCCTCTCTTTTATAGGTCCAATGGCTCCTGGTTTACCTGGTCCTTTAATTGGCTTAGTAGTTCCTGGTTTGCCTGGTCGCTTCTGTAGTGCCATTCTATACTCCGTTTGCTTTGATTTGTCGTCCATCAAGAACGATTGATGATTTACCATCATGGTCTACGTATAGACCTACTGGCATCTTTCCTCCAGATATAAACGAGTGGGAAAGTGTAACCCAAATCGTTTTACCTGCCATACCTGGGTGCACAGGATAAGAGAAGTGACCTGTGTAGTCTGCCTTAGCAGTACCTGGGTATCGACAGAAGCGGAAGCGGATGGTGGATGGTAGTCCAGAACTTGGCAGTTCTACCTGGACTGTGGTTTCCCATAGAATACGGCGACTGCGAACAGCACCCTTCCATGATGTCTTACCATTAATACGAACCTTAGTTCCTACGTTTGGTGCAATAGCCTGCTTATCCTTGTTTGATTCAACCTTGTCTATCATTAGTTGGTTGCTTCAATCCAACGTTTCGGGTCTACTGAGCGTAATGCTCCCCAACGAGAACGCTTTTGAATTTCGTAATGAAGGTGTGCGCCAGTGACATTACCCGTCTTGCCAACTGCACCAATCTTCTGTCCAGCCTTTACGCGCTGTCCAATCTTTACGTCCTCAGAACTTAAGTGCCAGTAGTGACCGTATAGACCTGGGTCTCCATTAGAGAACTTGTCATAGTCAATTACAACATGGATGCCTGCAAACTTACCAGCAGTGCCACCCCATCCCGCATGAATAATCTTGCCTGGACGTGCTGCAACTACTGGGGTTCCTTCAGGTGCAATCTTGTCTACACCCTTGTGGAATCCATAGGACCAGAACTTTCCACGGGCCTTGTAGCCCTTACCATTAACTGCATTCTTTACTGGTTCCATTATTCTGAAACACTTCCGTATCGACCGTCTTCTGGGTTTAGCCAGTTAATGATTACTGGTGTAGCAGATGCAATGCCGATGGCAATTGCTGGATGTAGATTAAGGGAATCGATATTAACAACAACCCAACCAAGTGCTCCTGCTGCAAATACCTTTGCAAAGGATGCTAGGGGGCTAGTGGCTAGCCAACGTAAAAATTTAATCATTATATCTTCCTTATTGTTAATGTTAGTAATCCACCAAAGCCTGATGAATTACGGTCTGGAGAAGTTTCATTAGAGAACTCTACTTGCTCAATAACGCCGATGAATGTTTCGTCCATTCGGTAATCCGTTATGGTAACAAATTTACCAGTTTCCTCTAGTTGCTCAAGTTTCTGAATTAGTTCAAGGGCGCGGTTTTCCCAACCAAAAGAGATGTTGTACCTGTCTGATTCGAAGTCAAAGCAAGACAGAGGAACCTGAATCATGCGTTGTCTACGAACTGCCGGGATTGCCTTGGTCTGCCAAGCCCTAAGGATTGGGAGGCTAGTGTCCGTGTTCGAATTGTTGAATGTGAACTTAAACGATATGCGCTCTTGAGACTTAGATGGAGTTGAAATCAAGTTCTCAATGTTCGACAGACCAGTGGTAACGGTTGTCAAACCAGTCTCGATGTCGCTTTCATCAATGACGCTAATGTCAATTGAATCGCCTTCGCCAGTCTTACACTTAACGTTAACGAACCTAAAGAACTTAGGCTCAATGGTTCCGAACCGAATCTTTCCAGTCTTTAGCCATCCAGTAGAGCGGTAAGTATCCTGTGATTGAACCTGAAGTTCACCCTTGTTGGTCATGTCCTGCTCTTCTTGAGTAACAAGAACTAGGCGACCATCTACAAGTAGAACATCAAATGCTTCAGAGGAGTCGTCCTCAAAGGAACTCTGGTACTCTAGGTCATACGCATAAGCGAATGTTCCATCACCAAAGTCCTGAGACAGGTCAATACGAACTAAGCAAGCGTTAGTCTTGTTGTTTTCTCCAAGAACCTTGGTTGCTGCATAAACGAATCTGTCATCAGAAACTAGACCGTTAACTGCATAGTTAGATTCAAATAGTAATGGACCGTACGCTATGTCCCCACTAGTTCCAGT